GCCGTTCAGCGTGAACGTAGACGTGTTCCATGTCCAGACCGAGATCGAGATCGCACCTGCGCCGCACCCGACCGCCGCCGCCTGAGAGACGACCCCGCCGCCCGTCCCCTGGAGCGTGATGGCCGCGAGGTCCGATATGGCATAGTCCCATGAGCAGTTGTTGCCTGATACGGTCCCGTCGAATATCGGGGTCTCACCTTGGATGGGCTTGTGGCCTAATGACCAGCTGTCGTCATCGCTCGCCAGCCCCGGCGCAGCCGCTATCCAGGTGTTGTCTACCATTCTCTTCACTCCTTCTTGATGCCTACGCCCTTCGCCTCGCGCGACGCCATGTCCGCCGCCCTGTCGCGCTTCTTGACTTCCTCGATGACCTTGGCATCGACGGGCTTCGGCTCGACCCATCCGATGGCGTTCTCTATCTCGCTCATCGCCTGGGCGGCGTGCTCGAGATTCGCGTCCTCATCGGTCCCTACCTTGTCCAGGTGCTCCATCGCCCTGACCCTGCCCTCGGACAGCTCCTTGAGCTTGAACGGTGCGTCGGCCTTGGCGTGCAGCTGTACGAAATAGTCATCGACCTTGGACCTGAGCGGGCCGACCGCCGCCTGTGCGTCCTTCCGCGCCTTCTCCATCTTAGCCTTCGCCTCGCTGTCGATGACGGCCATCGCCTGTACTAATTCGTCCTTGAGTTCCTTCGCTGCCATCGTTCACACCTCAGTAGAACGTCACGATCACATTGACATCGGTTATCGCCTGCGCCGGGTCCCCGTTATGAACCTGGAGGACCTTGAGCGACTGCACTCCCGCGAGACTGAGCTCAATGACGTTCGATCTCTTCGCACCGGATCCTATCGTCAGGGCGAGCGGCGTCCCGGACGTCTCGAAGGTCGTCCCGTCAAGGGATGCTACGATGTATGCCGTGGCGGTCCCGCTCCCTGACGCGTGCCCGGTCAGGTAGAGCTGTACGTATGCCTTCACTGCGTTCGCAGGGACGTCGATCGCAGACGATGCTGCCGAGTCTGCCGTCGACGCTATCGTCGCTATGTCCGCCGCGAAAAAGCTGGTAGGGGTCCTGTCCCATCCTTTCCTCGCGATGTTCGCCGCGATCCCGCTTCCGTCCGCAGGGGAGATGACGTCGGCTATGTTCACGACCCTGTCCGATTCCCCGTATGTCCTGCCGCTTCTGGGCAAGTACTCATCGATCTTGTCTGGCATTTTAGATCACCTGTGGTAAGATTGAAATGAAGGCCGCGACGAGTGCGACAATTATCGCTGCCCATGCAACGGCCGTGGCCCCCGAGTCCTTTCGATTGTCATTCGTCGTCTTCAGCTGCGCAATGTCGGTCTGACATTGCATGCAAAGTGCGGAGGGGCAAGGTCTGTCCTTGAGGTCCTTCATGTCCTTTTTGAGCTCGGTGAGGTCCTCCCGGACGAACCGCATCTCGACCGTTAGCGCGGTCATTGGATCCAGGTCTTGCCCCTCGGTTGGAATGGTTTCACCTCACAGCTTGACCAATATCGCCTGGAGCTTTGCGAGGTGCGCCTGCAATACCTCGGTCGTCCCTGCCTCGTCCTCCCAGGTGTTCTTCATGTCTGCGAGGATGAGCTCGGCCTCGTCGAACAATGCCTTCTTGGTAGCATCGTTCGCGACCTTGGACTTGATGACGTTGAAGACGGCCATGCCCATCGTGTAGATGATGTCCCCCTGCTCGTCGCTCACGCCCTTGGCCTTCATTGCGGCCTTGAGCTTCTTCTCGACCCATACAACCCCCGCGGCCACGAAGGGCAGCGCTATGGTCGCTCCGATCTTGATCAACTCGATAGTTGCTTCATCCATATGATCATCTCTCCTTGATCTCGCTAGGCCCTGAGACCATCGGCTTGGACGGTCCTACCTTGTTCACGGGGAACTTGGGCCTGGGGTTCCCGGAGCTCTCATCGATCATAACTCTCCAAAAAAGGAAAAATGGAAAGGGGTTTAGTTCACCGGGGCGTGAGCTGCGTTGCCTTTGAGGACGATGACCTCCATGACCCCGCCGGTCGAACCGGCCGCGGTCTCGCTGATCACGTACCTGATGTAGCGCTTGCTCCCCTTGTAGCCGACCGAGTAGACGGCGTTGTCGTTGGTGGTCGTGACGCCGGTCTTCTCGGTGCCGATAAGGTCCGCGTCCGCGACGGCGGTGAAATCTCCCGCCGTAGTTGTGTCGCTCTCCTCGATCTGGATGGCATAGGTGCCATCCGTGACGACACCGACTCCCCATATGATCATGGCGGAGTTGTACCCTGCCAGGTCTATCGCGGAACCGGTGCTGTCCGCGGCGATCGCGATCGGGGCGAGCGCCTGCACGACGCTGATGTTGTTGTAGATGTCTTTCATTTAGTTCACCTCACACGCTCGTTGCGACCTTCACCTTGACCACGGCGTCCGGCTGTACGACCTGTCCGCCCGTTCTCTCCTTGAACCTAAACCTGACGAGATCGAGGTCGCTCTGGGTCAGTTCATCGCGCAGCACGGTCATGCTCTTGGAGTCGACGATCATGTACGCCTCGCGGATGTCCCCGTAGACGACCGGGTAGGTGTTGGCTGCGACCGCTGGAATGTCCGGGCACAGGATGATCGGGATCCCGTTGAAGGTCTGAGGCATTCCGGCTGTAAGCGGGGCCTGCCAGTAGTACACTCCGTTGGAGTCCTTGAGCTTCCTGATCGACGTCCTGGTCGCCTTGCTCATCAGGAAGACCGCGTTCTTGTCGTAGTACGATGCGACGCCGTCCCCTGCAGAGAGCATTCCGTCGACGGTGAGGGCCGATGCGCCCCCGCCTGCGACCGCCGTGACGCTGGAGTTCGCGAGAATTCCCTCAGGCTGCTTGGCGCCAGTTCCGCTGACGAACGCGAGCCCCTCGGTTATCCCGAACTTCTTGGCCGCTCTGGCCGCGAGCAATCCCTCGATGTCGACCGCTCCGTCTTCGATGAGGTCGTTGCTGACGTCGACGCGGGCCACGAGCTTGTTCGATATGATCGATTCCAGCGCAAGCTTGTAAGTGCTCTGGGAATCTCCGCTCGATTCGTTCTCCCCGACCCACGACGCGCTGATGTCGCCAGATTCCTTCGGGATCTGTATCTCTCCTCTCGAGGAGGTCTGGATGAATGCGAGCGCCCTGATCGGAGAGAAGTCCGCCTGCTTCTCGATGACCCTGGCGATGAACTCTGGAGGGACGGCATATCCACCCTTCGAGTCGTCGCTCACCTGGAGGGACTTGCGTTCCTCCGGAGACAGCGCATCCTTGCCCTTGGTGACGAGAGTCACGAACGCCTTGCGGTGCTCGCTCAGTTCGCCGTCCTTGGTCTGTCCGACCCCGGGCCTTCCGCCCTTGGTCTGGAGCAGCGCGACCGCTTCCTTGATACCGACGAGCTCCTTGAGCCCGTTGGCGAGTTCGTCTACCTTCGCCTTCATGGCCTTGTACTCCGCAAGGTTTCCTCTGATGTCCCCTGCGGCGGCCTTCATCTCATTGACAATGTTCTCAATTTCTTTGCTGTCCATTTACGGACCTCCTATGACTGATGCCCGGATCTCCCGGGCGGCCTCCAACAGCGAGTGGACCTCCGGGTCGCTGAGATCTCCTGCAGAGGGGTCGCCGGACTTGGCGGATGCAGGGGGGTGGTCTCCCGGGCCTCCTGCGCTCTGCTTCTGTCCGATGAGTTCCTGCAAGATGGATGATGCCTTGACCGCGTCCTCGCGGTCCTTCAGAGTGAGCTTGCCGGCCTGATGCCGGCTTATGATCTCCGAGACCGGGTCGGACAGGGCCTTGAGCCCTTCCAAAATGAGAGCGAGGTCGTTGCTCCCGTACCCGTATCCCTTGACCCCTTCGATGATCGCGAGCTCATTGGCCGCGAACGTGACGGGCGAGACCTCCCACAGGCGGATCTCCGAGAGGTGCCTGACGTTGTCTACCCATAGATCATGGATCACATCGTAGCCGATCGAGGTCTGGTCGATGATCCCGTCCTCGATGAGGGCATATGTCTCCTGGCCGACCTTCGTCTTCTGCGTGATCTTGCCATCAAAGCGCAGTTCCTGCGGCCCTTCGCTGCAGGCGGCCAGGCCGATCGGATGAAAAGTTGAATGTTGATAGAGCATTTTTCGGATAGGTCCCTTTGTGTCGAGGGAACGCTTGCACGCGCCCGGATCGACGACCTCTCCGTTGAGATCCAAGATACCGTACGCATTGGCCACTCCGTAGACCTCACCGTTGCCCTTGGCCTTGAACTCGCATTTGAACGTCTTTGTCTCCATGCGCGGAGCGGTCCCTGCTGCAGCGGACATTGTTCAGAGGACCGACGCAGAGGTTCATAACGACCTAAGAGGTTAAGATGAAATGAAGATTGGACAGGATAAATTTATAATAGACGAACAGATTTTAATTTCTCATGAATCCTGAGATCAAAGCGCTATTAGCTATTGAGGCCTCCCTCATGGGCGTAGCATTTTCTCCAATTCATACGTGGTTAGGAATCAATGGTGGATCCTGTTTTGCATTGGGAATATTGATAATAATGGCGGTCATTTTCTATCGTCGCGGTGCCAACCAAAATTCATTCTTTGTCGCACTAGTTCTATTAGTCGTGGCCGTAGGTGGATATTTCGCGCTTCCTTGATTCTGAACTAGGCTCGTGAATAAGTTTGAGTGCAACGGCAAGACACGATTTCCGAGGCCGGAGCTCCCAAGGACGAATCGCCGGGAAACATGAGATCATATCCTCCGACGTTGAAGGGCTCGTCCATGCCGACCTCTTGACCGTCCGCATCGTTGTGCGTCTCTCTGACCCGTGCATCTCTGGATGATAACCACTGCTTCTTGAGCCTGAGGTCCGTCGACTTGGCCCCTGCGTAAGACGCGGCGTTGCTCGCGCTGATGACCTCTGTCCTCGCAATGATCGTTGAGCGTGTCGAGATCCCGTCGTCGTAGATCCCGCTCAGCCTCTTCGATATGTCCTCCATGCTCTCGCCGGCCTCCATTCCCTCGGAGAGCTGCGCCCTGAGCCTGTCGAGCGTAGTGCCCTGTATCTGCGTGACCTTGGCGCCGGACTGCTTCGAGATCCAATTTAGGAGCAGCTTCATCCAAGGGTCCTCGGCCTTGCTCTCGAACGCTGGCGCGGCCTTGCCGAACGAACGGACCACCATCGGCGCGAAGTCCTCGCCTATCGCCAGGTATGATGTCTTGAAGAACTTGGACCACTCGTCGGCCTGGCCCTTCATGGCCTGCCTGATGGCGCTCTCCATGCCGGACGGCTCGACGCCCTTGATCACCTTCATGACCGCCTCCTGCTCTGCCCGGAACTGCTTGGCCGTCATGCGTGCATATGCACCGTACCACCGGGTACGCATGCGCTCGAAGGACCTCCAATAGACGGCCTTCTGCGCCTCGGTCGTGAGCCCGAAGGCCTTGGCCTCTGGGTGGATGAGCTTGTACCCTGCCGGTACGATCACGCGGACGTCGCTCATTGCTGTCCATTCCCCTGATCGATAGGAGCGGCCGCGTACTCGAGCGGGAGGTTGGTGGCCGGGACGAGCACTACGTCGCCCTCATCTCCTATAGGTGGATAGCCTGTGGCCTCGCGCTTCTCGTTGATCGTGAGCCATGATGCCGTGTTGATGCGGGTCCATTGCTTCTCGCGGTCCTCTTGCAGGGCCTCGATGTCATCGGCGTTGATCTCCAGGCGCAGGTCTCCCTTGTACCTCGGGACCAGCCAGTTGTTGTACTCGCTGATGCGGCGCTGCGCGATCGGCAGGACGGTCTCGCGCCAGAACGCACGGTTCGCTTCCTGGTAGTTCGAGTATGTCTTGTTGCTCGAGTCGCCTATGATCTCCGGAGGGACGCCGTACACGATCGAGATCTCTCTTGCCGAGAGTTTGATTCCCTCGAGCCATGCCATCTCCTCGGCCGTCATGCCGGCCTGCGTCCACGTCATCCCCGCCTCGAGGACCATTATCTTGCTCGCGTTCTTGGCCCCGCCGTACTTGCTGCGGATCTCATCCTTCATCGTCTTGCGCTGCTTGTCGTTCAGGCTTCCCTGAGAGGACAGTATGCCGGACGGCCGGCCTCCGTTCTGCAGAGTGGCGATGTTCCATAGATGGCTCTCATTGTTCTGCGACACGGCCAAGGCGGCCGCGACCAAGGGCGATAACCCGCGGAGCTCGTCGGTCGGGTTGAACGCCATCATGTGAAGGCAGTTCTCCGGGGCGATGCTGATCGAGCCGTACTTGTTCGAGTACTGATACCGGCTGATCGGTTCCTCCCTGCCGCCCTCGATCGGCTGGACCTGATCGGGCCTCAGGGCGTAGAGCTCCTGCGGGGGGAGCAGCGTGTTCGGAGGCGCGTAGGTGTAGGAGTTGCCGTTAAGCAGCCAATAGGCCGTTTCGTTCTCGGCGAACGTGGCCCCGCTCTGCGAGGGGTTCGGATGGTCGAGCAGCTTCAGGAGCGGATGGTTCGCGATCTCCTTCTCGCCCTGGTACAGTATGATCGGAACGGACGCGACCGAGCGCGAGATCTTGCCGACGCAGGCGTGGACGTACGCGCACTTGGCGTAGCCCTCCGAGGCCTGCACGGAGTAGCTCCTGTTGAGCAGCACCCTTGCATCACCTATGTTCAGCAACCCGCCGATGCCCTTCCTTCCCATGACCATTGACTTCAATCCGTCGAACATCTCAATCCTCCGCATACCACATCTTCGGTTCAGGCTCCAGCGCCTTGGCGTCTACCTCGATGGCCGCATACGACAGCGTATCGACCTGATCATCATGCTCGCCCTTCGGGAACGACACGAGCTCGAGCTCGAAAGGCCCGAGCCACTCCGCTCCCTCCAGGAAGAATATCTGCTCGGCCTCGAGCATGGCCTGGGCAGGGAGCGACCTCGAGACCTTGTCGGTGTCGGCGATGAGCTCCGTGATCGCGTAGCCCTTGTTCCTCGCCCGCTGAAATATGTTGAGGCCGAATGCCTTGGACTCCACGGCCTGATAGCTCGGATGCCAATTGCCCTTCGACTCGGCCATGATCCTGTCGTGCTTCGTCGTGTCGGCCTTCTCTCTCCGGACGTCGACCACTAGGAGCTCATTGTCCGGAGTGACGTCGATCGTCATCACGACGAAGTAATCGGCCGACTGCTTCTCGCTCGCGGCCGGGTCGATCGTCTGGAACCTCCAGCAGTCAGCCTTGGCCACGCGCTTGACGCCGATGTCCCGGCGAAGCAGATAGTAACCGTTCTCCTCCCGGAAGTACCTGAAGTTTTCACGCTTGAATTTCTGCCCGCCGGCCGGCTGCGGATGCTGCTGATACAGGGCCGAGTAGCGGTACGAGCCGAGCTTCTTGGCGATGCGGTCGAGGGCCTCGATCGGATAGCGTTCGGGCCATAGCGCCTCGCCGACCTCGCGGCCGAGCAGGTCGTTCTCTTCAGCGATCGCGGGCAGTATGATCTTGTCGTAATCATCTCCGTCCTCGAGCTCCTCGATGAGCAGCCTGCCTGTGAGATCGTCCTCGTGCCATCGAGTCTGAATGATGATGACGGCCGCGTTCGGCTCCAGCCGGGTATATGCGGTCGAGCTGAACCATCCCGCGATCTTCTCCCTGATCGTAGGGGAGTTCGCCTCCTCCTCGTTCTTGATCGGGTCGTCGATTATCAGGACGTCCGCGCCGCGTCCCGTTATCGGTCCTCCGACGCCGGCCGTGATCATGCCGCCGGTGTGCCCGGAGATGTCCCAACGATTGGCCGCGCTGCTGTCGTCCGCGACCTTGACGCCGAAGATCTCCATGCCGTGGTCGACAAGGATGTTGCGGACCTTCCGCCCCCATGACGCGGCGAAGTCCGCCTCGTAACTTGTGAGAATGATGCGCTTGTCCGGATAACGTCCCAGGAACCAAGCCGGGAAGTACTTCGAGATCGTCTCGGACTTGCCGTGACGGGGCGGGAGGTTGATGATCAGCCGCTTGCATCTCCCGTCAGCGACCTCGAGCAGCTTCTCGTTGAGGAGCTTGATGTGATCAGGGATCTCGTACTTGCCGTTCGATGCGAGGTGCGCGAGGCCTACGGGCATGGCCCATGCGAGCTCTATCTCGATGGCCTCGCTCATTTGCTCTCTGCCCCCGCAGGCCGGCGGGATGCGGCGTTGAGCAGCTCGTAGGCCTTCCCCCTCACGGCCGGATCTGTCCGTATCGCCTCGCCGAGCGGGTGAGACATCGAGCCCTCGCCGTTGATCGTCTGCGCCGTTGAGTCGGTGGTGAGCCCTCTTGCTAGGCGCTCTCCCTTCATGCCG